TTTTATTTAACATCATTAAACCTTTGTTTAACTTGGTTAAGGGAAGGTATCTAGCTTATCTTTATAACTTCCATTATTACAATCTATATTATTAAAATCTAATTGCAATAGCTAATTTGTTGTATTTTTGCAACAATGTGGATAACCTGTGGATAACTTTTGTTTCATATTGTGAAACATTTAGGGGAAGGTATTTGGCTTAAAGCCTAGAAAAAAGAAAAGTGCGAAGTTTAAACTATTCCGAAAAAATGTCAAGCAAATAAAGTGCGACACATTGACGCACCCAGGATTTGGGGTAAATGAGAACAAAACGAGAACACCCATTTTCCTCAGAAATGACCAAGCACCACCCCCCACCCAAAAAAACTAGACGCCCAGACATATATATAATGCATCAAAAAAAATTTTAGCAAAAATTTAGACTATTTTTCCCAGGGAAAAGTTTGCGGCAGATAGGATGCCCCCTTTAAATTGCGGGGAGGCGCGTTATATTTGAGAGAGTGAACGCTACTTAATCCTCCCCGTCTTACAGGAGACGTGTGGCGTGAACCACACACAACTATTGTACAACATTTGCTCTTGCAATACAAGTATAAATGTTGTATACTACTTCTATGACTAAAGCAACTAAGATGCAACAACCTGACTCAGAGATTAAGTTAACTCCCCAGCAGGAAGCGTTCTGTAATGAGTTCATAAAAGATCTCAATATCAAACAAGCCGCCATACGAGCAGGCTACTCTGAGAAGCACGCAGCGAATAACGCATATAAGTTAACGAAAGACCCTGCGATTGTAGCGAGGATTGCTGAGCTGAAGTCTGAACAAACAAAACGTACTAAAATTGAAGCGGATGATATACTTAGGCGCCTAGTACGTATCTCTGAAAAGACTGAACAAGAAGGAGATTATAACGCGGCTATCCGCTCCTTAGAACTATTAGGTAAACATCAAGCGATGTGGACTGATAAATCTATAAACGAGACTACTGTAACAAATGCATTTGCTACAGGAAACTCACAGGAGGACATAGCTAGGGATGTTGAACGTCTTAAAAGAATAGCAGCACCTAAAATTAAACAAATAAAATAAGGATACACTATGCCAGGAGCAGCAGGAATAAAAAAATCAAGAAAGGCTTACAAGGATTCGCAGACTCGTAGAAATATGAAGAACGCAAAACCTAGGCCGCAACAAAAACAAAAACCTAAAAGTCAATTAAAAAAGAAAATAAAAAAAGGTTTTGAAGATTTTACAAGAGGTTTAAAAAAAGGACTTAAAAATCCTATAACAGCCCCAATAAAAATTATTAAAGATAAAATTACTAGCGGAAGCAAAGCTAAAGCCAGTACTATCAAACCAAAAAAGAAACCTAAGAAAGAAACTTCTAGAGAAGCTAATGCAAGAGCTGCAGGTGTTACTGGCAAAATGCCAAAAGCTAAAGACAGCCAAGTAATGAAAGCGGAAGCAGATAGACGTAAAAGAGCTAAAACTAAAGCTGCTAAGAAAAAAGAAAGAGATAGCAGAGCGGATGCAAGAGACGCTAAGCGTGGTGGATTTATCTCCGCTAATGCAATGAAGTCTTCTGCGAAGAAAGCTAACAAAGCTCAAGCTGATAGAAAGAAAAGAAAATCAGACGAACTAATATCTAGAGGAAGGAAATAATATGCCAGGTACAATGAAAAGAATGGGTAAAGGAAGTTACGGAAATCCTTTTTCAGCAGGCGCAAGCACTATGAAAAAGAAAAAACCAAAGAAAAGAAAAACACCTTTATACGGACGTAGTGCAAAACCTAAGTCAGCAAGACCAGCTAGATCACGAGGAGTATAATATGCGAGGAAGAATAAAACCAAAACATAGGCAAAAGAAAAAGAAAAATCCTATGACTGAAAAAAATAATTCTGCAATTAATAAAAAGAAAAAACCAAACTTAGGTTTATTAGGAATTGGCAGAAAAATAATAGATCACGGACCTGAATACGCATAGTGTCTAACCAACGAAAAGACATGGGCGTTAATGAAGCTAGAGATTTTGTTCAAAGCAAGTCTCAAGAGTTCGTAAAAAAATTAGCCGCGGGGGCATTAGGTTATGGTGTTAGTAAAATACCAGGCGCAACCGAAGGTTACCAAAAGATCAAAGAGAAAATTCCTAAAGGTTTCTCAGCGAGCTACGATCCCAGCAGTGGTAAAATCAGTGCAGGATTTAAAATAAAATTTTAGGGAGGAAAGCATGGCTATAAAAGAAGTTAAGTCACATCCAGTAAATGGTCCTTACAATAATACTAGATATACATCTAGTGCTAAAGCAGGTAAGAACGGAACATATACTTGGTCGACTAAAGCAGAAGACTATGACTACAATGATGGCGTACACGTATGGGATATTTATAATCTTCCAGATGGTGCTACACCAACTATTGGAGAGACAGTCAAAGTTTCGAATAAAAAGAAATAGAACCAACTAACACAGGAGATAGTATGGGTACTCGCGTATTAACGCCAACACTAGAGGAATACGACGCGTCCAATCCTCCGACAAACCTATATATGCAGTTAGCATTATGGGGCGGAATTGCGTATGTCGTTAACAAGTGAAGATAGGGATGCAGCCACAAGGCTAGCCATTCATCAAGCAAGGGACGATCTCTTAGCGTTTGTAATGCTAATGAATCCTTCGTTCAGTATTGGTCCGCATCACAGAGTGTTGTGTGATCAACTAATGAGATTAGAGAAGGGTGAGACGGATCGTCTCATGATCTTCATATCACCACGTTCTAGTAAATCATTAATTACATCTACATACTTTCCAGCATGGGCGCTCGGTCGTAATCCATACTGGCAAGAGATAGCAGTATCACACAGTGATGACTTAGCTACAAGGTTTGGTCGTGCTATTCGTGACATCATAAACACGGACGCATACAAATCTATATTCCCACAAATAAATATTCGTAAAGATAACAGAGCGGCAAACTCATGGGCGCTTGAACATAAGAAGAAACAAGCAGGATCTTTCCTAGCAGCTGGTTCTGGTTCAGGTATCGCAGGGTTTGGTGCACACTTGGCAATCATTGATGACCCTATATCCGAGCAAGATGCCTTCTCAAAGACTAGACGTGATAGTTTAAACTCATGGTATGCCTCAGGTTTACGTACAAGGCTTATGCCTGGTGGTAAAGTCGTACTAGTTATGACAAGATGGCATGAAACAGACCTAGCAGGTTATTTACTTGAGCAACAAGACACAGCTCCTATGGCAGATAAGTGGGAAGTAGTACGCATACCTGCCCTAAATACTACAGAATCTTTAGAAACTTTAGAACCTGCGCGTAAAAAGCTAATAAAACAAGGATATTTGTCCCAAGACTTTACTAAATTAAAGCTAGGTGAGTCTTTTTGGCCTGCACCTGACAAAGAAGGTGGGTTTTGTTGGACAACTTCGGACATAATTAGGACTAAAAACAACACGCCCGGGTTTAAGTTCGACGCATTGTACGGACAATCACCTTCATCAGAAGAAGGAAACATAATTAAAGCGGAATGGTGGCAGGATTGGACTAAGGATGACGCACCTGAGTGTGATTATATTATACAATCATGGGATACAGCGTTCTCAACTAGGACAACAGCCGATTATTCTGCAATAACTACATGGGGTGTGTTTGGAGATGGAATATCTGCCCCCAATTTATGTCTGTTAGGTGCAGAAAGGGGCAGATGGGACTACCCAACGCTACGTCAAAAGGCAATTGACAAGTACGAACAGCATCAACCTGACTCGATACTCATAGAGAAGAAGGCATCGGGGCAATCTTTGATACAAGACCTGCGAATGACAGGACTTCCTATTTTTGAGTTCAACCCAGACAGAGATAAAGTAGCAAGAGTGTACGCAATTACTGCATTATTCCACAATGGTAGGATATATGCACCACATGATAGAACATGGGCGCATGAAGTCATGGAAGAAGCTAGAGTATTTCCAACAGGTAACCATGATGACTACATGGATACAATATCACAAGCTTTATTGTGGATGCGTAACGGTGGTTACATAGAGCATAGTGACAATACATGGGTTGACAAGGCAGAGCAAAGAGTATATAATAGAAAAGAAGCAGCATATGGTAAAAAACGTGGACTTTACTATTAACAAGGATACAAAATGGCAATTGAAAAACAAATAGATTTAGAAGAAGTAATATCGGGCGTACCTATGCCTGATGGCACTGAAGAAGTAGAAGTAGAATTAACAGACGAGGCGGAACTAGAAGCTGCTGAAGCAATGGGTCTACTTGACGAAGAAGAAATAATGGAAGATGAGTTCGATGCTAACTTAGCAGAACTTATACCTGAAGAAGATTTACAATTAGTAGCAAATGATTTAATAGATGGTTATGAACGTGACAAAGAATCACGTAGTGACTACGATAACATTGCAGAAGAAGGTGTAACTCTATTAGGATTTACAGATGAACAAGGTGATGAACCTTTCCCGGGGGCATGTGGAGCAACTCACCCTGTATTAGCACAAGCAGTTGTAAAGTTTCAAGCAAAAACATATAAAGAATTATTTCCAACAGAAGGTCCTGTCCGTACACGTTTAATCGGAGTGGACACATTACAAAAACAAGAACAAGCAAGTCGTGTTCGTCAGTTTATGAATTGGCAAACACAAATACAAATGCCAGAGTATGGTCCTGAACTAGATCGTTTATTATTTTATGTATCATTGTATGGTACAGCATTTAAGAAAACATATTGGGACCCAACATTACAAAGAGCACGTACAGAATATGTTAAGGCTAGTGATTTCTATGTAGATTACTATGCATCTGATTTAGAAACAGCAGAAAGATTTACACATAGATATGTACTCTCACAAAATGAAGTTAGAAAATTACAAATAGCAGGTATGTTCCGTGACATTGAAGTTATGGAAACTGAAATTGATGAAGACGCAGCTACAGAAACAGCAAACGAAATTGTTGGTAGAAATCAACCAGGACAATTAGATGATGAAGTAGAAATTTTAGAAATACATGCGAATATAGATTTACCAGGTTTTGAAAATGAAGATGGATTAAAACTTCCATACATTGTTCACATGACCAAAGACCAGCAAGTATTATGTATACGAAGAAACTGGGATGAAGAAGATATGTTAATGAAAAAGAAAATGTACTTCACTCATTACACAATGATTCCAGGTTTAGGTTTTTATGGTTATGGATATTTACACTTAATAGGCGGTCTTACTAAGACTGCTACCTCCTCTATGCGTCAACTTATTGACGCTGGAACCTTTGCAAACTTACCAGGGGGATTCAAGGCACACGGTCTTCGTGTACTTGCCCCTGATGAGCCTATATCACCAGGTGAATGGAGAGAAGTAAATAGTCCAGCAGGAGATTTGGCTAAGTCATTACAACCATTACCGTTTAAAGAACCATCAGGAACTTTATTTAATTTAATGCAATATGTTACTAATCTTGCAAAAGAGTTTGCCGATGCGACAGATAGTGTAGTAGAACAAGGTTCTAACTACGGTCCAGTCGGTACTACAATGGCTTTGTTAGAGCAATCTTCAAAGTTATTCAACGCTGTGCACAAACGCTTACATGCTGCTCAATCCAAAGACCTGCGTATTCTCGCTAGAATAGATAGCGAATATCTTCCAGATATGTATCCTTATGAAGTCGCAGGTGGTGCACAGCAAGTTTTCAGAGAAGACTTCAATTTAAAATCAATTGATGTTATTCCAGTATCAGATCCTAACATGCCAACAGAGGCACATAGGATTGCAAAGATAAATGCTATTATGTCTATAGCTCAACAGAACCCAGCTGCATATAACATGCAACAAATTAGTATGGAACTGTTTGCGGCTATGGGAGTAGAAGAACCTCAAAGATATTTAGCACAATCACAACAACCTATGTCAGCCAATCCTATATCAGAGAACATGGCTGCTATGAAAGGTATGCCTTTACAAGCACAGATGGATCAGAATCATGATGCACATATTGTAACTCATGGAACTATATTACGTAATCCTGCTTATAAAGAAAATCCACAACTGCAACAAATCTTAATGGGGCACATAACTGAACACTTAGCTATGAAGTACCAACAAGAAATGATGCAGATGATTGACAATCCACAAATGCAACAAGCATTACTTATGGCTCAGCAACAAGGACAACCACTACCAATTGAAATGCAAAATGAAATTGCAATGATGGCAGCTAACGCTTCAGATAAAGTATTACAGTTTGATGAAGAGAAAGCTAAGATTATGGCTGGTGAAAATCCTAGTCCTGAAGAAGAAAGAATGCAATTACAGAAACAAGATCTTGCACTGCGTGCGCAGGGTGAGATGAACAGGCTTAAGATACATCAAGACAAGATGGATCTTGAAGAAGCGAAACTCATGACAACGGATGAAAACGAGGATGAGGATCGTGCGCTTAGAATGAAAGAAGCGGAAATGCGTTTTGCCAGTGACATGGCAAAAGATGCTGCTAAGACAATGGATGCAGCGGTTAAGATAACTAAAATATAAGGAGTGTATTATGCCAAGTTTAGCATATAAACAACCTGCGTTGCAAAGAAATAAACCAATGGATTATGCAAAACCTGCAGGAACTAAAATGAAAAAGAAAACAACTAAAAAGAAAAAACAAGGCTATAAAGATAGAAAAGATGAATCTATTGCTATGCGTGTTAAAAAGAAAAGAACTAAGAAACAACTAAAAGCTAGTCGTGATGAATCTTACGGCAAGTTTGGTGGGGGCAAAGGTAAAGGCAAGATCAATAAGTAATGCCTTTCAAATCGGAAAAACAAAGGCGCTATCTTCACGCTAACCATCCTAAGATTGCTAAGCGATGGGAAGCAGAGTATGGCGCCAAACCGAAAAAGAAGAAAAAGAAAAATGGCAAAAAAAGCAAAAACTAAAAAAGCTAATCCATATACTAAACCTGGATTACGTAAACGAATTGTATCACAAGTTAAGTCAGCGGCTACTCATGGTACAAAAGCAGGTCAATGGTCTGCAAGAAAAGCACAACTAGTAGCAAAGAAATATAAAGCTGCTGGCGGTGGTTATAAGTAATGGCTTTAACAAAAGCTCAAACAAGTTTAAAGAACTGGGGTAAACAAAAGTGGCGAACGAAGTCTGGGAAGAAGTCAAGCGTTACTGGAGAAAGATACCTGCCAGCCAAAGCGATCAAGGCCTTGAGCTCCGCAGAATACTCCGCGACTACGAAAGCGAAGAAAGCCGCGAAGAAAAAAGGAAAGCAATTCTCCAAACAACCAAAGTC